TAGGCGGTAAATCCGTAACAACACCATTATTGCCATACTGCTTATACGTTTCGGATATGGTTACGCTTTTCTCATGCCATATATAGGCGTTTATATCCTCGTAGGTATTCAGTTCATGGCATAGTTGATGTAAAAGCTCTATTCCGCCTGTTTCAAAGCCTTGTGGTGTGTAGATGTAAATGTTCATGTTGTCACCTCACTTTCATAACACCATAAGAAACCGCAAGTCTTACCCTTATATTTCCTACAGGCTTCACCGATAACAGTTCTTTTTACCCCATAATGTCTACCCGCTTCAGCAGCCGAAATCCAACGTCTTATTTCCATACCGTTCAAGTCAAACTGAATAACCCTTTTGCCATGCTTATCACCTGATCTTTTGTTTCTTGTTCCATAGTTTGCATTTTCCTTTTGTGTAACCCATTCAAGATTATCCACATGATTGTTTTTTCTATTCTCGTCTTTGTGATTTATACATGGTTTATTTTTGGGATTTGGAACAAATGCTTTCCCGACCAATCTATGTACCGAAAATGTTTTTGTAATACTATTTCTACATAACACAACATTTCTATATCCGTTATGTATGCCAAGTTTCAAAATCATTTCGGGTAAGTGCCTGCCCTCATCACTTATTCTTTTAAGGCTTTTAATTCGTCCATAATTACTGACTTGATAAATGCCCTCATACCCTTCAATATCTTTCCAGATTTCTTCCATGCAATCACCACCTTAATCGATACGCCATGCTTTTTTCGTACCGCTAATCGACCTCCCCATCTGGTCACTAATGCTACCTTTTCGTAAGTAGTTATAGTAATACATAGGCATATCATAAATTACTTGTCTATGAGGAACTTTCATCATTTCGTTGTGGAAGTAATAGTCTGATATAGAATAAACGTCTGTAAATCTATGTTTGCCTATAAATTCACGTTTCCAACACTTATTCCAGACCGAAGGATATAACTGACCCGATTTAGCTATGGGGCTTGCATACATGACCCCTTTCCAAATAAAGCTAAAGCATAATAAATCGGGATCGTTTTCCTGTCTTAACTTTCTATCAAGCTGTTCAAATACAAACTCATGCAGAAAATGGTCATCATCATCACTCCAGATAATGTATTCCCCTTGTGCTATGTCTAAACCTGCGTTTCTTGTTAATCCATCACGCCCGAAATCGACTTCAAGGGTTTTCGCCCCGTAGCTTTCAGCTATTTCTTTAGTCCTATCCTTGCACCTGTCACAAACTACGATAAGTTCAAAGTTCTTAAAGGTCTGTGCCTTGATACTTTCAAGAAGTGGTATAATATGTCCTTCCGCATTAAAAGCGGGTATTATCACCGAAAACCTCATTTCTTCCCCCTCGCTTTCAAAAAATCATCCAGATATTCAGGATTTTCATTAACCTTTATAATACACTCCGTACAAGCCGTAATCTTGTCACCATCTTCAATTACCTCACCAATAAGCTGATATAAACTTCTTTTAACTTTTCCTACTTGTTTATCAATATAACCTTTAAGTCTTTTGTTCCTGTCCCCTTGAAACCATTTGTTTTTAAATTTAGCAAGGCTTTTTCTGTAAGATTCCTCGTCAGTATCGCCACTCTGCCACCACTCTAAATCATGTAAAACCTTACATAAATCCTTAATTAAATCATCCATTTCGGCATCATACATCTGCCCCTTACAAGTTTCTTCCAATGTCAGGTAAATGTAATCATATGATCCACCACTCATTTAATCACCCCTGTCTAATCGTGACCTCACAAATTTCATCAACTACAATATCCGTAAACGGCTTAACTGCAATCAATTCTAATTTTGCTACACTGTTCGCTTTGTGAGTTATCGTATATTCCGAAACCAGACTGCTTATATCCTGACCGTTAAAAAACACTTTGGCTGTAGTAATTCCTGTATATATAATCTCTATCTTTCCTTTGCTTTCCACGTTTACACCTCGTTTCCCCAACAATCCCAACCGTCTACAGATTGTCTGGCAAATAATTCTATACGGGGAACATCCCCACATAACTCTATGATTCTATCTCTTACTTCATCAGGCTTTTGGCTATGCCTTCTAATCATGCTTAAAACTACTTGTGAAACCTTGTGGGATTGTGTTTTCCACCCCCCCTCACTCCTATCAAACACAATTCAGCGTTTCCTCTTGTGTAATGCCCCATGCCTGTATGTATTTTTCCTGTTTTTGTAGTTTTAATCCATGTAAAACCACAAGTCTTATATTTAAAGCCCCATGATTCCATTACTTCTTGTGTTTGAGGTAAAAAAGGCATTGTCACCCATAAAAACAGGATTGCATTTTTCTCTGAGATTTCTTTAACGGGAAGTGCCTTAATATCCTCTAAAGTCATGGTATTGTAAAAACTCTCAGCACCTCTTATATTGCCATGAACTCCCTTCATAACCATTTTGTCATTGTATTTCCACGGCGGATCAGCATAGATAATGCTGTACTTTTTATCTGTATTGAAAATATTTACTGTCATGTTATCCCTTCCCGGCGGCAGCCCCTTCAACTGCCGCCTGTAGTCAGCAATGCCCTGTAGTGTGATATAATATTAGATTCTTTTTGCGTTTGACGGGGCAAATTGCTTTATATTTCCACACCCTTTAGGTGTTGGATGCTACATAAAATCAAATAGTGTCATTTGCCTTGTTTCTTCTTCTATCCGCTTCAAGGATTTTTCGTAGTATTCCTTGCTAATCTCAAAACCTATAAAATTTCGGTTAAGATTTAGTGCTTCGATTGCCGTTGTGCCACTTCCTGAGAACGGATCACAAACTGTATCACCGATATTTGACCAAGTAAGTATGTGGTCTTTAGCTATGCTTGCGGGAAAAACGGCGGGATGCCCTGTCTTATTATTTTTCTCTGTCGGAATATTCCAAACATTAAATCTATAACCGTATTCCTTAACAACGCTTTCTTTCCATTGTGCTGACCGTCCCTTTAAACTTCCATCCGCTTCTCGGAACGTGCCATGTACTTTGACATTTGACCAAGCATTTTTTCTATCAGCAATAAGGTTTATAGTCTTAGGTTTTCCCTTACTAAGTACAAACATATACTCAAATATCTGTTGATACCGTGTAGCGTCAGGAAAAGCGCAACTATCTTTTTGCCATATCATAGTGTCATGGAGATTTAAACCTAATTCTTTGAAGTACAATGCTTGCCTAAAACTTGTCCCTGATTCACTACCGTTTATCGTTTGGTCAGATACTACCCAAACTAATACCCCCCCCACTTTTAGTATTCTTTTTATTTCTATTGCTATATTTTTGAAATCAAAAGAATAACCGTTATATGTCCTGATATTGTCATAAGGCGGGGATGTAACTATTAAGTCTATGGATTCATCTTCTAAGGCTTTCAGACCGTCTAAACAATCCATATTTTCAAGTTTAAAAAAGTTATCTTTCATAATCACTCCGCATCAATTAAATACTTCCGTATAAATCTGTTTGCGTATTGTGGATGTATTTCACTACGTTCTCTTGTAGATAAACCACTCCATGTTTTTGTTTCAACATAATCAAGTGGTTCAAATACCAAGTTTTGTTTAGGCATAAATCCTATGAACCAATATTGTGTAGGTTTTTTAAATGCGTCACCATCATTTCTGCGGTCTTTGTCAATAATGGCAGGTTTTAAACACCAATATCGTGTAAGGTAATGTTGCTCACCCGCAGGATTTTCAAACACCATCCTAAGATTTTTTCTTAATATTATTATTGCAAGTTTCGTTATCAGCTCATAATTCATATGCAGTTCATTATGCAATCGCAAACATCTTTCAAGTTTTTGTGTATCGGTCATACCTTTATCTTGTTTTTGTTGTCCCCAAAATGATAGTAAGATCTGTGCTTCAAACCTTGTGCAAGGGAAAAATGCAAGAATAATATCATCTGGAGTAAAACCATCAAAGATACTCGGCTGACCATCATAACCTTTTTCTATCTCGGTAAACAAATCTATCTGGAAATCCGTCTGACCATAATCATTTAAAATGTCATAATCATAGGCTTCATAGCCCAACTTTTTAAACTCATTCTTAAACGTCCCAGATTGTTCAAACAGACAATGTGCCTTGACTTGCTTGCTTGCTTGCTTGCTTGCTTAGGGACGCTACCGCTTCATCTGTCGGCTTGTCAAGCATTATTTCTGTGTTTTTCAATGTTTTCACCTCACTCCATATCAAACCCGTCTGGCATAGGAATAAAAATGCCTGTTTCTTCTGCCATAGTCTGTTGAATGTCTTTCCAACTAACCCACTTGTCAACAAGGCACTCAGCTCGTTTATTGAAAAGATTGATAAACTCGTTAAGTTCCTTTTCTTCAAACCCGTAAGCATCATGTATGCAGTAAATACTTATCAGCAGCATAGACTTAATCGTGTTAGCCTTTTCACTTACTTCAAATTTCCGTAAATCCGAATCCTTAACTGCTAACGGGATATTCCTTGCCCCACGCATTATCAGGTCTTTTTCAGCTTCTTCTATGCCGATAGCTTTAATCTTATCCAAAATCCAATTAGCACCCTGATACCTTGCTAATTCCTCTTTACTTAGTTTGCTCATTTTATTCACCTACTAACATAGTATGTTTATAGTTTTATATCCAAATATGCCCTCTGCCTGTCATATGTTCATTAGTCCACTCAATGGCTTCTCGGAACGAAACCCCATTATTTTTAATCACATCAAGAAGTGCGTACATCTTTGGATGTGTCTGTTTCAGCAACAAGAATCTCGATTCGTCTTTCTTTTCAAGATGGCATCCGAACCCACATAACATACATCCTGTTCGCTTGCATCCCGTACACTTGTATTTCTTTGTTTCGTTGTAAAGCCCAAAGTCACCTAAAGTCATTTGACCTTCAAGTTCTTCACCATAATCAACTACCACATCCCCATAGACAGAGCAGATTTTAAGGTTGTTCTTGACTATGTATGTTAGTACATCTTGTTCCGTCCAGAATGACATAGGATTGCTTACGGGTCTTTTCATGTTAAACCCGTTGCATCCATTCCGAAGCCATTGTTGTAATCGCAATCTGCTTTCATCTGCCATTTGCCCCGTGATTGCATATCTGCCTGTTTTTTCAGCATATTCATGTACGGGGGCTTTCTTCATAACGTTACAGCACATATGAGAAATATCAAAAGGGGCTGACAGCATAAACCCAAACCTTTCAAGAGAAAAATCAGAACGATCTTCTTTAGGGATATTCACCGCTATCAAGTCTTTCCCACTCGATATGTTGTTTCGAGTTCTCCATCCCAGAAGCATTGCCAATCTCTGATTGCTTCCCCCTGTTTTGGTTTTCATTCTTTGGTTTAGCAAACTCGCCAATTCCTCGGAGTTTTCTATACTTTCTGTCATACCCCCCCCTACTATTGGTATAAAGTGCTAATTCATCCACTTTATCGTAGTTAGGGATATTCCCCTTTTTCTGATACTTCCCTGTTCCTGTTAGTCTTTCGTAATGGTAATGGTATGGTATCAGCCTGTCTGTCTGTCTGTCTGTCTGTCTGTCTGTCTGTCTGTAAGGACGGTCACATTGTTGTTACATTCTGTCAAGAGTTTTTTCAGATATTTTTTCCCGCCCGATACTGTTTCTGAAACCTCTTTTGAGATTATCGGAAACCCATACTTCTTACAAACTTCAACAAAATTGATTTTGGGCTTTAATACTTCTACATTCTCAAATGATGTGGCAAATTCTCTCAATTCGGGAAACTGTGTCGGCACATCTACAAACACCGCCGGAATATCGGAATAACCACAAACATTCCTTACTATGTCAAGAAGCACCGTACTGTCTTTACCACCTGAAAAGCTAACATACACACCATCTTCACCAAATTCATTTACCCATTGTCTGATACGTTCTCTGGTAAGTGAAATTTTTACATCAAGTGGAAGTGCCTGTTTCATTTTCAAATCTTCTATTGTTCTGCTCATGTAACTGCTGCCCCCTCATAGATGTTGCCGACAAGGATGTATTTCTTGTAATGACACGGCAACCCATAACGGTTTTTAGTTTCAACACGTTCTTCCTTAAAGATGTAACCCATATCTTTCAATTCCCAAATTCTCGCTGCCAATCTTGTTATTCCCAAATCTTTAAATGCCTGCCATGATGTAATAAAACCAAAATCATGTAAGTATTTAAGAACTAAAACTTTCTGTGTCGCTTTTCCCATGCTTTACTCCTTCCTGTCACCTGTAAGACCTAACTCCTTGAAAAGTTTTTGCCTATTTTCCCTTGCTTCTTTAGTTCTCACACATACTTCCGGCAAGTGCATTTCAACAGTAATCTTTTCAAGCCTGTCCTTTATACGTTCATTAAACGGTAACTGCTTTATATCCAGATTAGATGTGATTATTGTCATTCGCCCGTTTGTCATTCGGTAATCAAGCAGCTTGAACAATTCATCCTCTAACCATTCCTTACCTGTATTCTTCTGTCCAAGATCATCTATTACCAAGAACTTACATTCATAAATCAGTTTCATAGGGTTACGCTTGTATTCGTCATAAGCGTTTTTATCCCCGGATTGTGAAATGTCTATCAGTTCTGACGCTCTTACAAACCTCGTCCTGATTGCCTTTGAGTACATCAGCTCGTTACAGATACAGGACGCAAGGAATGTCTTTCCAGAACCTTTAGTTTTTCCGCAGATATACAAGCCGATATTTTTCTTTTCCCAAGCATCAAACTGATTTATAAATGCTTCAACGCCTCGCTGTGTCGGTGTAGTATCAATCGTAGTGCCATCATCACGAACATAAGCGTTCCAATCAAAGTCCTTCATGCGCTTATCGTAGAAACTTGAAGGAATATCTGAGTTCTTACGAACTTCCTTAACATCCTCGGCAAAGCCGCCATCACAAAACGGGCATTTCTTACTGACCCATACATCAAAGTCCTTATTGCCATAGATGTGATTTAACCCGTTTTCCTGTGCATATACTGACGCTTTCTGCGTAAACATATATATGCCTGTTCCATGACAATACTCACATTTATTTTGAATCGAAGATGTGGTCTGTCCAATGGCTGCCGTATTCGGCGTTTTGTCGCTCATTTATTTCTCGATCCTCCTTACTTATTCGTTTTGAACCATAATCAGATTGATGTTTTTCCCATGTAACAACCGCCATCTTCCAATTTTTCATTTTGTTTTTGCCTATCATCCACCCTTTAGATTCGTAAAATGCTACAAACTGTTCAGCGTCTATGTCATTATTACGTTCCCGACAATAGGCTTCTACTTCTTCTTCTGTAGGGGGATTAAAGTTTGTATTTTTCTCTTTTTTAGGTTTTGGTATACCATCTGGTATACCACCCGGTATACCAACGGGTACTAAGTCTAAAGACTTAGTAATTAAATTATTAGGAGTATTATTATCTTTAAGTACATAAGGTTTATTATCTACTACTTCTAACATAGAATATTCTGTAGTATGTTTAGTAGGATGGTATCTATCACCCCTAAGATAGTTATTCATTCTCCAATGGGTAATAACTATTACTCCTGTTTCAAACTCTATTAAAAAACATTTTGTCAGTAGTAACTTCATATCATCCAATGATGCCCCGCATTGTCGCATTATGGCTCTGGGATTATCAACAAACCCATCATCATCTGCTACCATGCTCAAAGTGAAATACAAGCACCTTGCTGACATAGGCATATCTAAAAACCAATCAGTTAAGACAACTTCTTTTGAAAACATCCTTTTAGTTGCCATTTTCAACCACCTTCTTTTCCTTGCAGTAAATCTATAATCAGTTTTGCCGATTCATCAGGCTTGCAGAAAAGGAATTTACAGCCATATCGTTCTTCCATTGTGTGACATATCTTTGCAAGCTGAGTACCGGGCATAGCTTTCGGATAAACAGGCTTGCCATTTTTCTTGATATACAAACGGGGATTTTTCCAAGCGTTAAGATCATCTATACATCTGACCGTTGCGTTCCAGATAGTCTTACGATAATCAACATACCTGCCCTCGTTTTCGACAAGAATGTAAAGTTTTATGCCCGCTTCTTTACTGCGTAAAAGTTCATCACGAAACCTAACATGGTCTGTTTGAACGTCCTGAATCAACTCGCCAATGTCTTTTTTGGTGTCTATGCAAACGCTTTGATTAGTAGGTAACGTATAATCACCCGCATACAACCGACACCTACGAATTTCTATGCCGTGTTTCTCAAACCATTCATGCTTTAAGTCATGTTTTCCGGCTTGTTGCCGGGTGTCCTCTAAAAGTATCATGTCTTGCCGTCCTCATATATGCCCTTATAACGCACCACAATAGGGCAAATTTCAATTTTCTGATTGAAGTGGTATATTTTATCGTCCGAATAGATATAACGTCTTAAAACGTCATATTATGCGTTTGGATTTTCAGATTGATATTCAGCACCTTCCAGACCTGATAAATCAACATTCGTAACTGAATACTCTCCTGTTTCGACATTCTTGCCGTCCTTATAGCCATCAAGGAAACTTACTGTAACTGCAAATACCTTAACGGTGTACTGCTTTAACCCGCTTTTAAGCGTGTAAGCGTCAGATTCAAGGCTACCGCTTACGGCTACTAATCTGCCCTTTGTAAGATACTTCTCGATATATTCAGCCTGTTTATTAGCGGTCTTGATCCGTATAAAGTTAGCGTTAACCTCGCCCTGTTTCTTGTAAATCTTTGGAATAGCAAGCGTAAATTCAGCAAATACATATTTCTTCCCGCCTGTTTCAACTCTATTAACGTTAGGTTCTGCAACCGCATATCCGATTAAATTACATGAGTTGATAAGTATTCCCCCTCTCTGCTATGTAGACATTGCTATCTGTCACTTTCTGGATTTCAGCCTTAAACATATCTCCGTCAGCGTTATCTCCTGATAAATGACCGATTATAATGTTTTTAAGCGACTTATCCCGGTCTGTGGTTTTTATAAACTCTATTCCTGTATTCAAACTCATGTGACCATTTAGGCAATGTCTACGTTTCGATTCATTAGATTCTTTTGCAAGTAATTCATCCGAATAATCTATGCCTAACAGTAGCGTGTTTATCGTGCTGAATTTCCACTTAACGAACTCACAATCTGTGATGTAAAGCATCCTTAAAGGCTCGTTGTCATGCAAAATCAGATAACCAAATATCGGACATTCGCTACCGTCAGCGTTGCTATGAACGTAGGTATTATCCCCATTTGTAAGTGAGAAATATCTGACCATGAACCCGCCAAAATAACTGTCTTTGGGTTTAGCTATATACGGAGCTACGATCTTTACGCCCATCTTTTCCAAGTCCCTTGCTGCTTTGGCATGATCCAAATGACAATGGCTCAACAATGCCCCTTTTACTTTAGAGATCTGAAAATCAATCCCAATTTTTATATCCTTGACGTTTATTCCGGCATCCAACAAAAGGATGTTTCCTTCTTTGTCTGTCAGGGAGTAGCAGTTTCCACTACTCCCCGTCCCCAAACACTTTAATGTCATAAGCTATCCCTCACTCTACAGGCTTAACTTCTGCGTCTTCAAAAGGAAAATCAACGCTGTTAGCATCTGACGATATTTCCACATCCCTTATTTCAGCAGGTTCGGTAGCTATATCTGTATCAGCCTCAAATATCTGCTTCTGTTCGGGATTTTCAAAATCAATCTCGATACGTTTACAAAGTCTGCGGATTACTGATTTCTTCTGCATTTCGCCTGTAAAATCTTTCCAAGCCCCCGCATTAGCCATCTTTGACTTTTTCCTGACTGCTTCAAGCTCTTCCAGATTCATTGTTTCAACCTGAATATCCCCATCCTCAAACTCAACAACGGCAAAACAGCCGATTACGGGCTTGCTGTTAAATGCCTTTGGTTTGAATGTTACATAACGCTTGTTAGCTTCTATGCCTGTTTCAAAAACATCATCTTCCCTGACAAGTTCCGCATAGATGTTCTTAACCTTGTGAATTGCGTACTTCTTGATTATTTTCTGCGAGCCTATGTATGAGGTCTGGTACTGTAAATCATTCCCATAGCCGACAAGGTAGGCTTCTTTGTTGAAGAAGTCCAAACCCAACATAGCCCCTCTCATAAGTCCTGCCATGATCTTTGCCTGTCCGAACTTTGCCAATTCAGGCTTTTCATTCAACAGGGATAATGCGTTCTGTACGAACCTTGCCTTGTTAAAATCCTTCGGTAATGCGTCCTGAATGGAATCCAACTTATCGGTAATAACCAAACTAAAATTCTTTTTTTCTTCCTTCTTTACTACCGCTTCTGCCATGTCTTAGTCCTCCTTTACAAATAAACTCTTACCATCCGTTACCCGGAGTAATATCAACTGTGTATCAGCTTCAAGTTGTGCTTGATTTTCAGTATCAAGTGCTTCGCTGTTGTCAAGCCAAATAGGATAATGCTCGTTGTAGAAGTTCTGTAAGCCGTTACAAATGTCAACTTTGGCTTTTATCTGTGCTGCATTGTTAAGGGCTGAACCAAATTCCTTATCCCCCACAAATGCCTTGCAACATTCCTTATATTCGCCATTTTTCTGATATTCAAAGAAGCTGAACTTAACTAATTTGAAGTGTGCATTTATTTCTTCCGTAAGCAATTCGTTCTTACGTTTCTGTACTAATGAAAGCAGATAAAGTATGCGTTCAGCATCAGCCTTGTTTTGCTCATATTTCGTTTGCTGTTCACGCAACGCCTCAATCTTTTCGTCAATCTCATTGTTAGTATCAGCTTTAGCCAACTGAATCTCGCAGTTTCTTAACTCGTCATGGAGTTTAAGTTCTTCGGCTTTTAACAACGTCATGTTTTTAAGTCCGACTTTTAGGTTATTTATAAGCAGGTTGTTATCTGCAATAGCCTGATTGATACGCTCAATTTCAGCATCATAGGTATGCGGTTCTTCCATAGCCCCGTCAAACGCATTTAAAGGCTTATTTAAGGCGGTTTCTATATCAGCCTTATCATTTATAGCCTTTTGTATCTTTTTGCTGATTTCAGCCAATTCTGAGCGTTTGATAGCCAACAGTGACATAAATTCTGTAACCTCTTTATGCCGGTCAGCGATTCTTCTCAACTTATCAGCCTCAAAATCATTTTTCATTTCCTCAATCTTGTCTGATTCATATAGCCTATGACATACAGGACATATAGCAGTAGTTTCATCAAAAACCTCTGCCTCAATCTCTGAAATCGCAGCCCGACCCTGTTTGATAGATGTTTCAAGCCTTTTAATCGCACCGCCATGAATGTCTACCTCGTTATTCAATCTGGAAATATCACGCTCAATCTGTGATAACTGTTCCTGTAAGCTCTTTCGTTCCGAATAAATCTTTTCCTCTAAGGCTTTTTTCTCGGCTTTCTCTTTCTGAACAATGCCGGATAATTCCATCTGTAAAGCCAAATCCCTATTACGGAGTTCATTAAGATCACGTTCTGTCTGTTCACAAGCTGCCTGTTCGGTCTTATTATTCGCAAGTTTTTCTTTAATCATGTTCTTTTGCAACTCTAACGCTGAAAAGTCTAAATCAACCTTTGCACTTTCAAGACCTTCAATCTTGCTGCGCAACAGTTCTCCGTCCTTGCCATAAACCTCACGGATTTTACGCAAGTTAGCGTTCTGCATAGATTGTGCTTCTGTAAATGTGTAGTTTTTCAATAATTCAGCAGCTTCAAAGCATCCGTCCATCTGTGATGCAACTTCATAATCTGTAATGTCACTGACCATCCCAAACAGGACTTTTCGCATTTCGTCTTTCTTCTGTGACAGGAATAAGTCAGGATGTGATAAAGTAAGGAATTTGTCTGTGATCCCGTACTCATCCAACTTCTGTTTAAAATCCCGAAGTCCGTACTCTACGCTATTAACAAGATATGTTGACGAAAAGCTAACCGCATCAGCCGTACCTTCAATTTTGCTTTTCTTAACAGTTCTTTTAAGCTGTCTTTCAAGAGTTATCTGTTTCCCGTCCAGATTGCAGATAACCTCAACTGACGGAGTACATTCTTCGCTATCTAATGGGAAAACAGGCGGGTTTGAAACCAATGTTTCTGAAACATCAGCCATTAACCAAAGCCAACCGCACATAACACTTGATTTCCCTGTTCCATTTGCCCCGCCAACAGTTACATTGTTATTGTTAAAAAGTAGGTTTTCATGCTTTAATCCCTTGAAATTGTGAAGCACAATTCTTTCAATTTTTAATTCCATATATCCTCCTAAGTGGCGTGGCAGAACTATCAACTTGAAATGTCTTATATTGTATTGTTCTTTAATGATTTGAGCTTTCTAATATTGCCCTAAATTACGCTATGTTGATTTCTCGACTTTCAAGCCGATAACTCTGCCACGCTTAAATCTATGTGTTATCCTATACTTTCTATTTTTTCTATGTGATACCTGCCGTAGCCACTTGATCTTCCAGAACCGATACCGATACCGAATCCGGCAAGAGTGATGATGTTAAGTATCTGTTCCATAGAGTAAGCAGTTTCAAGGAACTGTATTGTTACGTCAGCACTCCAACCAACGAATCTGTTAAGTGATACCAAAACAGGTGCGCCCTTTTTAGGGGACATAAGTTTTTCATCTACAAAGTGTTGTGCAAACTTGACAGGTACTAAGCCTCCCTGACCGTTTACATTAACTGTGGCGTTGAATTTGGTTGAATACTTATCAACGTCATTCCTGACTACTGAATCCGCAAAAGATTTCTTCAAGCCGAATGTAGTTATGCAAGGAGCGTTTTCCTTTAGTGCCTTTTCAAAACCTTCTTCCGAATAATCTGTAGGCTTACCATCACGCCAATGTATAGCGGTTATGATTGTTTCCCACGGATTAGGCTTATCAAGGCTCTTTGCCTTGTCCTTCCTTGCATCTGTAAGCTGCTTTGCAGTTACATCATTCATCTTGTTAAGGACTAAATCTGAATCCCCAACGATTGTTACTACCATTGTTCTTACGCTGTTCTGAGGTGCTTTTACCTCGATTGTCTTTGTTCCCATTTCTTTTTCTCCTTTGAATTGTGATGTGAGTTGTCTTGTTCTTTCTTTTGGTCTGGTGTCATTCGGTGTTCTATTTTGACCTTGCTCAATCTAATGAGCGTAGCAACCTATTCAGCAAAGATATGATTTGTCCTGTATTAACTTATAATGTGCTACGTTAGCTTGACTTTTCCTATCATTTTCTTATCATTCCTGTTGAACAGGTAACAACGCCCATTAAATATGCTATGTTATAATTTCATTTGCTATTCTGTTTTTTAGTTTATTTAGCTATAAAAGAGTGTTTTCAGTTTAACTTGTGTGTTTTGTTGTAAGTTATGTGGTTTCACCCACTTATAGAAACGAAAGACTTGTTTTGTAATATGGTATAGTGTCCTTCGGTTTAGTGTTATGATTTATAAGGCATTATCATTTAATCAAATCTAATTTATTCAAGCCTTCCGGCTCTATAAGTAAGTGAAACCCTATTATTTATAAAACCTCGTCTATTGCTTCAAAAACTTTTTCAAGTTCTGAAAGTGTTTTGTATCTCGTTTTCAAGGCTGACAATTCATTCTTTGCCCTTTGCAGAAGTGCTTTGTATTCATCAGGTTGTTCAAGAAACATTCTGATAGGCTGATAATTATTTGTTTCCGTAGTAATCTGGAATACTCTTATTTGCGGTTCTTCTTTTTTCTCCGGCTTAACAACTAAAAACTGAATAATCTGTCTTGCCTGTGATAATCTAAACTTCTCAGCCGCCTTGCTATCGTCCCATTCAAAACATTTATGAAGTTCTGAATCTACATTGTTTCTTGCTTGTTCCAATACTTCTTCCGGCGTTACTCTACGCTCTCCGATTTCTTCATAAACCTTTTGAGCATTAGCCTTGAAAATTCCGTCAAACTTCCATATAACTTCCAAGTCTGTTACCTCCTTCCTTTGAATCTGTCTACGATCCTGATAACTGCCGTAGACTTATTGATAATCTTAAAAAATGATGTTGGTCTGCCTGTATCATCTATGCAATCACATAAAAACTGCCAATCATCAGCTTTTAAATTCTGATTACGCAAAATGGTTTTTTCGGTTCTTGTTAGCTTTCGTCCCTGTTTCAAAGCAGCTTTCCTCCCAACCTACTAATTTAAGCCAAAGCAGACATACCCCAATCAACGCTAACCCGCCACAACTTAACCATGCTTGATTTTCCCACCCCTGTGTAATAGGAACTTCCGAAAATGTCATAATAAAGCCTACGCACGACATTAAAAGTGCCATGATCTTCTGAATTACAGTTATTGCTTTCATACTTAACCCCCTTATTCATAGCAAAAGATTTCGTCTTTCTGCCCCGGTACAGGACAACTTTCATATATTCCAGAACCATTCTTGCGCTGACCCTGATACACAACGTTTTCGGGAACTACACTTCCGAAAATCAGCAGATACTTTGCTAAATACCTTGTTCGTTTAGATGCTTTTTTAGTCTTGAAACCTTTTCGTGTAACTGTGGCATATTGCTGAAACCCGCCATCTTTAGCCATAATGACTTCTTCAATAGTGTTTCCGTTCCATTTTGGAGAATTTAGACGATTAAGAATTACTGATCCCGTGTAAAGAAGTATCTTATCCCCGTTATCTCCGTTTTCAATCTGCATAGCCCCTGATAGGTACTGCAAATCTGTCTTAAAGTCCTCGCTCTTTGTGTCAATTCCCATTGCTAATGCGTAATTGTCAAGTTTAGGACTTTCACCTGCCATAATCAGAATTAATACCCCTGTGGCTATGTTGATTGTTATTGCTTGTAAAAGTGCTTTGAGATTCATTTCTTACTCCTTACAATCTTTCTGCATCTGTGCAAGTTCATTCGCAAAAAAAATACGTCCGATTTCGTCATATTTCAGGTGCATCCCGTCAGCAAATGCTACAATAGTATCATATGACGGTTTCTGATCTCCCTTAACGATTGCGGACGCAGTTCCTTTATAAACTCCTGTTACTTCTTCAAGCTGTGTAAAGCTGTCAATATCAGCTTCAATCATAGCTTTTTTAAATTCTTTCGCATCAACAGTTCTCATGTTTTTACCTCCTTCCTGTTTGTCTGCATTTCTCTTGCATGAATGTATAGTAACACAAGTGCAGAAAAAATGCAAGCACTTTTTTAAAAATTTCTTGCATGGGTGTAAAGTTTTTGTTGACGCATACCGATACATAAGGTAAAATCACCATAAAAAAGGAGATGAAAAGCGTGAAAATCAATACAGAAGCAATAAAACAATACAGAATCCATAGCGGATTAACACAAAATGATGTAGCAATAAGGTTAGGCGTTTCCGAGGCAACAATCTCACGATACGAAAGTGGGGCTATTGAAAAGGTTTCACCTAAAGTAATGTTAGGATATGCAAAACTTTTCCATGTTCCAATCAATACGTTTTACGAAAATGCACAAACCGAATGGGTAACAGCTTTAGAAGAAGCCGGATTGCAAGACCCAAGAGTTGCGGGTTTCATTGAATATTTGGAAGAACAAGCCCAGAAAGAGGCAAAAGAAGCATTTGACTTGTCAAAATTTGAGATTGATCTTGTTTCGGCATACCGCAAGAGTGATGATAAAACAAAACATTTAGTAACTTATGCACTCGGAATCGCAAATAATACGCAAGAACAGGAGGGTTAATTATGGCAAAACTATTAAAAGCATTAGGGATCATAACATTAATATTAGGAATAATCGGAAGTATAGTATTGGCAATCCATTTCGGAACGGCTGAAAAGATGGTAGCTACATATAATACCATAAGCTATAAAACCAAATTTGAGATTGTTACGTTTTTAGGAATCCTATTAGGTGGACTTCTTTCAACCGCAGTTTTATCATGTCTGCTATTAGGCGAAAGCAAAATACTTGAATGTCTACAGAATAAATGAGAAAAAAGGACTTACCCATCAAGGTAAGCCCTATTTTTTTAGTGATAACTTGTAAATCTACCCATACCGTCCCGGTAATAGCGTCTGCCAGAATATCCGTTAGCATAAGGGGTCATGTGGTTAGGATCGCCCCAACCATCCCTTGAATAGCCGTCCGAGTAATCTTCCATAGCGATAACCGTAGTAACAGATTTAAGTATTCTTGTCAGACTTTCCAGATACTTTGCGTCCTCGGCTGACAATCTTTCGCTTTCCTTTTCCAACTTCCTGTTGGAATCCATTATCGAATCCATCACTTTGTCGCATAACTTGTGGAGTTCCTCTATGTTTTTCATAGTAAGCCCCCCTTCAAGTAGTAGCAGGTGTTACAGGATTCGCTACTGTGTAAGCGGGAATAGGATAAGGAGCTACCCTATTAACGATATACTGTGTCTGTGCTGTGTTATCAGCTATAAGAGCAGCGGTCTGTGTAGCCTGTGAAGCTGCAAGTGCCTGCATATTGACCTGATTCTGTAAAGCAAGGTTCTGAGCTTTAAGAGCGTCAATCTCCTGCTGACACATCTTATCAAGTATCTGCTGTGTCTGATTCTGGATAGCAAGTCTTGTAGCAGCACCCTCAGCCTGAACTATGTTCTGGGTAGCAGCTCCTAACATTTTGTTGTCACAGCAGCATTGTGAAAGCTGACTTGATACAGCGTTAAATCCCTGATTCATAGCGGTTTGTGCTGCAAAAGCCTGATTCATATTAGCCATCTGACGGGAATTAGCTGAACTTTCAGCCGTAGCAAAGCCATTAGCTATGCTTGCATTAACGCCCGCAAAACCACCGCAAAGTGAGTTCTGAACATCACCGAAACCGCTTGTAACGCCACTCTGTATGCCTGATACAGAACTGTTAAGCATCTGATCTCTGAAACCGTCATTAATGTTCTGCGAGTTATTCAGCCACGGGAAAGCGTCATTAGCGAAACCGTTTCCGCCAAAACCGCCATTGCCGAAGCCACCACACATCATAAACAGGATGAAAAGCAGAAACATTCCGCTATCACCACCAAGTCCGCCGAAAAGCCCGTTATTTCCATATGCCGGAGCCATAGGCAGGGTTGTTACTACACCACCATTTTCAAGTGCCATAAAATTGTCCTCCTATAAATATTGTAGGTCAAGAACCATCCTCAAACGGATAGCCCGTATGTTAAGTGTGCGCACACATTAACCGCTAATCATGTTTTGCATCTGCATAAAATTGTTGTAAGCATCCTGTGAAATCTGTTTGCTGTTTAAAAGATGTTGAGCAACAGCATTTGTATTGTTTATGTCTATATTCTGCGGGATATTCCATTTACTTGCCATAGCCCCCATAGGGTCTTTTTTGAATTTCTGAAACTCTTTCATCATCCCAAACATTTTCATCATGCCATTCATAAATCAATCCTCCACAAGAAAATAATACAAGGGGACATAATCACCCGAATTAAAAGTATCGTAAAAATCACCATCAATCACCGCTACCGCATGAGTGCCTGTAGCAAGGATATAAACACCCTTTTTATGTTCGTTAGTAAAATCCTTCACCGAATAACACATAGGGCATTTATCGGGCAAATTATGACGTTCTATGCCTATATTCTCTAAATACTTTCCCCATACCGAATTAGCGTTCATAATATCCTTGTCGAAAAAGCTCTGTTTAGCAAGGGCATAATGAATTTCATCCCATGACTTGCCAAGTGCCAGACTTAACGCTCGGATAACGCAATCATCAACTATTCTGTTTTTCGGATTAGGGTTAGCATAGATATACGCCACATAGTCCACTCCTTCCTGAATGTTATGGCTACATTATGGCATAAAAAAAGAACCCCACCATATTAAAAATCGGTGAGGTTTTTAGGAGAAAATGCTATAAGAAACGTAAAATGTGGAAAATCATTGTACTTTTTGTGCTTTTAAATCCCACCAAAGCACATCATTGTCGGTAATCGCAGCAGTACAAAATGGAAGTTTGGAAATCATGGTAACGCCGTCACCATATTTAAGGCGTGGAACTGACGGGGAATTATCATCAGTACGATAATCGGTCACTACATAAAGTTTATCCTTGATTGAAACTCTGTCCGGCAATTCTAACCACTCTTTAGCCGTATGGCTTTCAGGGATAAGCGGTGTATTTTCCAGAATCTTCATCACAAAATCAATCAGATATGATAAAGATGGATGTAGATTATCCGTGATCCTGTCAACTTTAGGCTTTTCTGTCATTTTCTGTTCTGAAACAGCCGTGATCTTCGCCCTAATACTTTTCATAGTAGCAGAAACCGTACTGTCGCAAATATTTAACTGCATGGCAAGTTGATAATTAGTCATGCCTTTAGCCTTTAAATCGAAACAGGAACGTTCTAAATCCGTAAAATTACACTCCCGCCTAAAACTATCAAGTTCCTTCTTTGTATATGCGCTTATTTTCATACTGCCCCTTCCCCATTAAAACAACTTTTCCCATTGTTTCTTTAAATCATCCGCACTCTTTTTGTCCATTTCGTAGCCTAACGGAATGTCCTTCATTATCTCCGAAAAGTTTATGCCTTGCATATCCAAAGGCAACCGATAACCATTGTAGCCATCATCAATAGCTTCACGGAAAATCGGAATATCGGTAACTAAACAGGGCGTTCCTGCTTGCAAGGATTCATGTACGGAATAGCAATAACCCTCATGGTCTGATAACTGTACTGTGTAATCAGCGTTAGCCATGTAATCCATAACCACTTCATTAGGTTGTGAACCCATATTTATAAATTCTGTAAATCCCTCAATCGGCTTGAATGAATCTGTGAACACTAACCATAGAAATCTTATGCCGTTCTCACGGAGTAGTTTACATAGCTTTATCATTCTGTTGTAGCCTTTTTCCGTAGTCAGCCGTGTAGCAGAAACAAGTTTTAAAACTTTCTTGTACTTGTAACCCGTCATAAACGGTTCTATAGCTTCACAATCAACCCCGTAAACATTTCTCATGCCCCTTGCGGTATCTTCTGATACTGCTATGTACTTTATATCCCTCTGAAACGAATTAGAGTGCCTCATTTTGGCATAATTGCAATGAAGTAATACAAATACCTTATCCGCATGGATATTGCCCTTTACGGCGTTATCCTGAAAGTTATGAAGCAATATGTCACAATCATAGGTTGATTCTTTATCATAAACCACACAATCGGCATATTGGCTTAAATCGGCTTTTATATCCTCGTTAAACGTAGCACACATAACTGTAATGGAATGATCGTTACGCATATTGATTGCGAAATTCCGTGTCCATGTATATAATCCTGTCTTACCTAATAAGCCAGAAGTAAAAACAATAATCCTCATGTTACCTTCCCTGTTGCTCAATCTTTCCTGTCTTTATGTAGCAGTAAAAGGAATAATACTGCCACAATGATATATGCTAATATCCCTACTATTATTCCTACTGCCATAGTCAATCACCTGTTTAATAAATACGGCAACGGCAAGGGTGTCTAACCCTCACCGCCACCGAATGATAAAATGATTATTTTATGGGGTTACTCAACTAAAGTATATAATCGATATGATACATCAACTTCCGAAAATGTATTTGTTACAACCAAGCCATATCTTTCTGTGCTTTGCCCGAATGTAAGACCTGTACCCGCTTGTAATAATTGTGTAATTTTATGCCTTGAACTTTCTTTACCATATCCGTTTCCAATTACAACTGCCAAAGATGCACCTACTGTGGCATAAGTAATAAACAAGTATGCCTTTGGCACATCTAATGTAACGGTGGTATTCCTTTTTATAACACCATCAACATATTTAAATTGTTTACTATCAAAAAGTGCAAATTGATTTTCAATAGTTTCGTTAAGCAATTCCACATCCGACAACCTTGCCATCTCACCGTTGTGGTAATCAAGGGCAATTAATGTTCCGTTGGTAGAAATGTAAGCGTACCCCTGTGAAAGTGCGATTTCATGGGGTGTGAGTTGGATGGTAAAGGGTGTGGCAAGTTCGTAGACCAACTTTATACCCGACAATGCCGTTTTTAAATCATTCGCACCCGTAGCATCTGCCGAATATCGGCTATCATTTACATATATGTTTGTGTCCGTGGCATAAGCATTCCACCTTGATATGGTTGCGTCCGTTCCTCTTGCTACTACTGAATCATAACATTCACAAATAAATGGATGTTCACCTGCCGTGGTTTTAATATCCGAAATACTTGTAGAATACAGGTTTACATTACCGCTTGAACTGTTATAGGTGTATGTTTTCTCACCCATATCAATAACTTTATGAGTAACCGTAAACAATCCTGTCCTCGGCTCATAAGTACCGCCATACACCGTCTGCCCCAAAGATTCGGATAAATCTGTGGTTTTATGGTAGGGAACGTAGGTTTTATCCGTCAAAGAATCAGCACATAATATGAAATTGCTTACAGATAATGTCTGTCCTACTGATGCCGAACTCGTTGTTGATATATAGAAAAATAATTCTGGATTATCTATATTTCCTATATTTATATCGGTATCAAAAGTGGTATTAGTTGTTATATTAAAATTGTATTTTACTGTGCTTCCATCATATATACGAATACTCGTATTACTGCCAGATGCATTACCAACACCCGATATTCGTAAATGCCCATTATTAACAGTTTTAAATGGTGTTAAATCATACACCATTCGAGGATAATAAGTAGCTGTGGAAGTAAATGTAACAGTATTGCCATTTATTTTAATAGTTGCATTTGTGTCTGTTCGTGTTGGAGCATTAAAGTCAAGTAGATTCTTCCCACACGATAAAACCTCAATTTTATCGTAGCCAGATATAGGACAGATGTTTTCGTAAGGGGCAAAACTTGAATCGCTTTCCGTGGCAAGGCGTATCATGGGGTAAAATGCCTTGTTGGACATTGTAACGCCCGAAGCAATTCTAATTCGTAGGTTAAAAGTGCTACTAATTGTTATGTCTTTGCCACTACCCGTATCTGTTCCCACACCGTCAGCATCAATTTCATAATTTGATGAACTGCCACCCGAAGGGCATCCATTTAATATATATGAGCCACTCGATATAGAAATATTCTTTGCAATATATAAATTTGTTACATCACTTGAGTTATTAGCCGTTACATTTATACCAACAACATTGTTAGCACTATCGGTAAGAATAGTAAATGTTATGTTGTTTTGAGTATAAGCATTACCACTCCATGTACCGCTTGTATTAGCATCTTTAATGCTTTGTACGGTCATAGGTAACTTATTCTTCCCCCCACCTGCGGGATAAGGCTTGCTCTGCCCGTGTAAGTCCTGTATGGGGTTATAGGTTATGACAGGATTTACCGCTAATTGCGAGGATTTTAAACCGCTTATGGATAACGGATTGCCCGATACCGATTCCAATGAAACGTCTATTTTATCCTGAATGTCGCTATCATCATAGACTTGTGTTTCAGTTCCGTCAATCTGAATATTGCCGTTAGTAGTGCTTGATTCAACCTTGTTAGCACCCGTACTAATCCCGGAAAGTTTATTTTTCTCTGTGGTAGTGTAATCCTCTGTAGAAAGCCCCTTGCCGTTGACTTTATCAACCTTGCCCGCTAAAGCATTAGTAACACCATCAACAATGCCTTTAGCTGTGTTATCGTAATCGTTAGTTGAAAGACCTTTACCGCTAATCTTGTCAACCTTTGCATCTAACAGATTGCCAACCTCAGTTTTGGTGTAGTAGTTAGCAATAGCTGTATTGAAAGCGGAAGTGGTTACATAGTCAGCCAAAGCCGTAGCCAAGTCTGTAGTAGTAACATAGTTAGACAGGTCAATTTCTGTACTGCCTAAAAGTTCCCAAGCGTTATCCTGCCAGATAT